TTTCCATTTTGTTTCTCCTCTTTCAAACGTGATTATAAAGATCTCTACAATGATCTTCGCTTTTGCTTATTACTGCACTTATAAATGCTTCTACCATGTCATCGTCAAAATCTTCGCATGGCCCTACATGTTCCAGAAATGTATGGTAAGCGTTTATACGAACAATATCGACAGCATTTTCATCAAACATCTCAGTAAATTTTATTACGTTTTCTTCTGCATCTTTTCGGTGTTGATTCACAACCCTACCCAAATCTTTTTCTTTTGCTTCAAGTGGCGATATCATATCCCTAGTCACCTTATCATTCGCACAAAGGCGATCAATTTTTTTGCTTAGTTCATCTAAAAGAATATAAGATGGTATGTAATTCATTAAAAATTCTCTTTGATAATGTTCCATTTTGTTTCTCCCTACTGATTCGTTTTTTCTCTTTATCCACAATAATTACTATCAATCACAAGCACAGTCAAGCACTAAATGTAATATATTTCATACGTTTTCATACGCTTTTCATACACTTTTCATACATATTTCATACGGGGGTCAAAAGGTGTATGAAACGTATGATTTACAACTATAGTAAATCATACGTTTTAAAATGACGCGACAATTGTAATTAATAGGAGTTAGGTGTATGAATAGAACATCGTTTGGTTCGCTTATGAAAGGCGGTAAAACCAAAAATAAAAAAAAGGAGAAAAAAATGAAGAAAAAAGGTGGAAAGAAAAAAGGCGGTAAGAAGGGTTACTGAAATGAGTAAAGATGTAAAAGTATTCGTCAAAGGCATTTCTATGTCTGGAAAGGTAAAAGATGACGATAACAGATCTACTTCAGAAGATAAAAGACAATCTGAAGAAGGAGAGGCTAGAGATAGCTGAAAAAATGGTTCTAGGTCGAGAAGCTGACTTTGGATCATATCAAAAAGACGTTGGGATTGCGGAAGGCTTACAGAGGTCTTCCGACTTGATCGATGAAACATTTAAAAAATTTAATCAAGGAGATGAATAAACATGCCTCATCAACATGCAGTCTGGAAAGACGAAGAAAGCGAAGGAAGTGTAACTCAGGCAGAATTGCCAAAGCCACTTAATTGGAAAGTTCTAGTTCAACCAAATCAGGTGAACATGAAAACAAAGGGCGGTCTATATCTCGCCCCTATCTCAAAAGACAATGAAGAATATCTGACAGCCCACGGCAGAATTGCCGCTATGGGTGACTTGGCATATAAAGATCGTGACACTGGAGAGGCTTGGAAGACTGTAAGTCCAAAGGTTAATGATCGTGTGACATATGGAAAGTACGCAGGTCAGAAAATTACAATCAATGGAGTTAAGTTACTTTTATTGAATGACGATGAATTAACATCGATCATTCCCGAAGGTGCTGAAATTTCCGCATATCTAGCGTAAAACTTGGAGGACGCAACCATGAGTAATGAAGCAGACGGAGTGATCGAAGAGATCAACGAAGAAATAAAAAAAGCACAGGCAGAACCTGAAGAATTTCAAATCGAAATCACTGACGACCCTCAAGAGGAAGTTAATGATATTGTCGAGGAAGAAAGTAAAAAAGAAAATTCTGATCCTGAGTATGGAGAGAAAGTTCAAAAGCGCATACAGAAGTTAGTCGCGCAACGCAGAGAGGCAGAAGTTCAGTCAAGGCAAATTCAAGAGCAGAATGCACAACTTGCCGCCCGACTTGAACGACTTGAGAAAGGATCTCAGCAAAGTTCTGAAAATGCCTTTAACCAGAGATACGCACAGACTAAGGAAGCTCTAAAGAAAGCTATTGAGGAGGGAGACACTGACGCTCAGTTAGATTTCTCAGAGCAAATAGCTGACTACCGAGCGGCAATGCGTGTATCTGAAATGCAGAAAAATCAAAGGATGCAACAGGAAACTGCATCCCCAACTGTCGGCCGTGCTGTTCAAGCGGCACAAGATCCTGCACCCCAGAAAGCAATGCAGTGGTGGGATAAAAATAAGTGGTTTAATGGCTCAGGTTACGAGCGTGAAACTGCGGCCGCAAGAGCCATTGATGTCCAGCTAGATATTGAAGGATTCGACAAGGACAGTGACGAATATTATAATCAACTAAATAATCGTTTACAAAATGTATTTCCTGAGTTAGTTTCAGGATCAAGTCCGAGTAAGCCGAGAATAAAAAGTAGAAGTCCAGTCGCGCCCTCTACAGGCGGTTCTCCAAACTACAAGGGCAATAGGGTTCGCTTAACTAAGCAACAACTATCAGCGGCTAGAGAAGTTGGAATAACAGATGAGACTGGTTTAAAACGCTATGCCTCAGAAATTAGAAAACTAGAAAGGAATAGTTAAATGGCTGAAACAAGAAATGTTCGCGCTAGTGAAACCCGTAACTCTGTGCGTGAGGAGGCTCCTCGCCCCGATACCGCATGGCAACCACCAGCATTGTTGGACGCTCCAGAAGCTCGTCCAGGTTATGTTCAACGATGGATAGCTACCTCGATTCAGGGTAAGGAAACGCCAGACAACGTATACAAACGTATGCGAGAAGGATGGCAACCACGCCCTGCTGACACCGTTAAAGATGATAAGTTGTTTCCGACTATCAATCACGGCCAGTGGGCAGGTTCAATTGGAATTGAAGGCATGTTGCTCTGCGAAATGCCTGTTGAAAAACGTGAAGCCCAAAAGGCTTACTATGAAAACAGGAATTTTGAGCAAAATGAATCAGTTGTAGGCGAACTTGATGCGATAGGACGAAACAACGGACAACCGATCTTTCAAGAGAGGAAGTCTTCAGCGAGCCGTGGCAGACCAATGTCTGCTATGGATGATTAAAACTTTAACGCTAAAGGAGCGAAAATATGGCTAATGCAGATTCAGCCTTTGGGTTTATCCCAACTCGCCACATGAGCGGTAACGCACCAAGGACTAATAAGTACACTTGTGCAAGTGGATTAGCAGAGAACATCTTCAAAGGTGATCTTTGTATAATTATTGCTACAGGACTTATAACCCCTCATACCGCAACAGAGGTCAACAATATTGGCGTCTTTGATGGTGTAAGTTACACAGCAAGTGATGGCTCATACGTTTACAGTGAATACTGGCCTTCAGGCACAGTCGCCACAGATATAATTATTTATATCTATGATGACCCGTACACTGTATTCAAAGTTCAATCCGCAGGTACTACTGCACAGACTAACATTGGTAATTGTGCCGATGTTGTTGCTGGAGCAGGTTCGACCACAACAGGTCAATCTGGGTTTGAAATTAGTGGAACTATGGCCGCAGGTACAGCTACCTGTAAGATCATGGCTCTTTACGATGCACCAGAAAATGCTTTTGGTGCGAATGCCGTCATGGAAGTGCTAATAAACGAGCATATTCTAAAAGATGGCGCAGGCATATAGGAAGGGTATAGAAAATGGCATTAAATAGAGCAAGTTTTGCAAAGCTCCTGGAGCCAGGCCTCAACACGCTATTCGGCCTGGAATACGATTCCTATCCACCAGAATACTCAGCGGTGTTCTCTTCTAACACAAGTAATAAAGCATTCGAAGAAGATGTTTTGCTACAAGGTTTTGGAAATGCACCTACTAAAAATGAGGGTAGCGCAATCTCATATGACGATGCAGGCCAGCAATGGACTGCCCGTTATCAGCACGAAACAATCGCTTTGGCTTTCGCAATCAGCGAAGAAGCTGAAGAAGATGGCCAGTATGGTTCGATTGCTTCACGCTACACTAAGGCACTAGCCCGTTCTATGGCTTCCACTAAGGAGCTAAAAGCGGCTAACGTCCTTAATTTCTCACAAACAGCAGGCTACACAGGCGGTGACGGAGTTACACTTTTAAGTGCATCACACCCAACCCGATCTGGTACTCAGTCTAATGTTTTGGGAACAGCGGCTGATTTATCTGAGACTTCACTAGAAGCTGTGCTTATTAACATAGCTGATATGAAAGATGATCGTGGTCTTCGAATTGCGGCACAAGGTCAGACGTTGGTAATTCCAACTGCTTACACCTTCACTGCAAATCGTATCTTGCAATCAGATCTTCAGAACGACACAGCTAATAATGCAATCAACGCAATTAAAAATAACGGCTACCTACCTGGTGGATCACACGTTATGCGTAGATTGACAGACTCTGATGCGTGGTTCGTGACAACTGATGTCCCAGATGGACTGAAGATGTTCCAAAGATCGCCTATGAAAAAAGGCATGGAAGGTGACTTCGAAACTGGAAATGTACGTTACAAGGTGCGTGAGCGTTACAGCTTTGGCTTCACCGACTGGCGTGGCGTTTTCGGTTCTGAGGGAGCGACCTAAATATAATAATTTGGAGGAGGGTTCGCCCTCCTTCATACCTTAACAATCACATGATGTGGTTGACATTTGCCAAGATAAGGAGATTTACATGGCTAATACAACATTTAATGGAACAGTGCGTTCCACTTCTGGTTTCTCTGACATCACTAAAGATTCAGTCGGAAACATAACAACTAATTCAACATATTCTGAAAATGCCTCTGTCGGTGGTAATGCTACAGTAACAGGAAACCTTACAGTAGCAGGGTCTGTGTTTTCAGGCGGAATGCCCACTTTAGGTGGACTTACTGTAACTGCTAAAGCCACATCTGGCACTGTTACTTACGTTGCTGGAATTAACATAAATCCATTTACTGGGGGAGCGCAACAAATTACTACTCTTCCTGCCGCTACAGTAGGTACTGTTGTTGTACATGCTCAGTCTGTAGACACTACTGGTGGAACTGCTTTCTTGAGTTTTGATTGTGCAGGCAGTGACGCTTATGAAACAGGCAGTGTTATAGAAAGCCGTACTAGCAGTGCGGTCACGTTTGATGCGTCTACTGCTGGAGAGACTTTGTTAAAGTACACTCCTGCTAACGCGGCAACAAACTTGTTCAGCATTGGTTCTTACATCTATTTTACTTGCACAACAGCAGGTCTGTGGAATGTCGCGTATAATTTCCAACATCTTGGAGCAGGTACTACTGGTACATTTGTTTTTGCGGCCTAATATTAATTAGGTAGGGGGAGACCCCTACCGCTTTTATAAAGGAGTAAGTAATGGCTGATATTACAACTGTAACAAAGATCAGTGAAAGCACCAGAGAAGTTACTTTTGCTTTTCAATATCAATATGTGGATGGTGGCAATGAGAGTGCTGTTTCCAAAATAGATGTTTCTGCTTTAGGTGCTAATGCTAATGGCGATGCGTGTACAGGTCTTCGTATTTTAGAGTGTTGGTGGGTTATAAACGCTATGACTGTTGAAGTTTTAGCTGACGCAAATACAGATATTATAGTTCTTCACCTTGACGAAGGTCAAAGTGGATACCAAGACTTTAATATATTCGGAGGTCTGCCAAGTACTAGCACTTACGGAGCTAGTGGAACAGGCGATATTAAATTCACAACAACTGGTGCAGGCGCGGCAGGCGATGCGTATCAGATTGTTATTAGGGCATCTAAAGATTATTAATGGCAACTTCAGGAACATTCGCATATAGACCCGATGTCGAAGAGATTATAGCAGAAGCCTATGAGCGTTGTGGTATAGACCCTCAAACGAGAACAGGCGATCAGGCTTCTTCGGCTAGGAGGAGCTTGAACCTGTTATTTTCTGAATGGTCTAATCGTGGTATAAATTACTGGACAGTTACAAACGCAAGTATAACTTTAGTTAAAGATCAAACAACTCCATATACTTTACCCGTTGGAACTGTAGACCTTATCGATGTTGTTGTGAAAGATAGCGCAGGCACTGACACGGCAGATCAGGTAATAGATAGAATATCAATTTCAGATTATAATCAGATTCCGAATAAAACAAGTTCGGGAAAACCAAGTCAATACATGATAAACAAGCAATACACACCTCAAATTTACGTTTGGCAAATACCTGACGTTACGACATACAGTTTAAGTTACTGGGCAGTAAACCAATTGGAAGATGTAACAGCCTCATATCAAGACGCTGATGTTCCATATCGGTGGTCTGATTGTATATGTGCAGGTCTATCAAGTAAATTGGCTTTAAAATATGCACCTGATAAATTTCAACTTTTAGAAGATGTTTATCAGAAATCATTTGATTTAGCGGCTTCGGCTGATAATGATGGTGTTAGTTTAAGAATTTACCCTACAGGATTGAATTTTGGATAATGGCAAGGTACGCATCAGGTAAAAAATCAAATGCGATGAGCGACATAAGTGGCTTTAAGGTTAAATATAGAAACCTTAAAACGACTTGGGATAACTTGCGTGTTGAGCCTGAAGAGTTTGACCCTAAACAGCCACAGTTAACACCTGCAAAAAATATAATAGACGCAACAGCGTTATTTAAACCTCGCCCAGATAATGATCCTGACAATTACACATTTTTTGTTGGCTACACTCAGGACTGGACAATAGACCCTAGAGATCTTCCTGGAATTGGAATGCATGGGATAGGTGCTGTTGGCAATGGTATAAATGCAGAAATACAAGTAAATGTTACAGCAACACCATCAGGCGTAGCAGGCACAGGTGAGATTGGAACGTATGTAGAAGAATTAACACTTACTGAGACAGGTGTAGCAGGAACAGGTGCTATAGGCTCAATTGCATTAGGTGTTCTAGAAACGGGTGTAGCAGGTACAGGTGCAGTTGGTGCTGAAATTCTTAATATAGCTTTTTCAGTTACAGGAGTAGCAGGTACAGGTGCAATCGGAGGCTTTGGCGAAACTGACGGAGCTGACATGCAATTGTCTATAACTGAATCTGGAGTAGCAGGCACAGGTGCAATAGGAACAGAGGCAGTTAACATACAAGGTTGGGGTAACTCAACTTGGGGTCAAGGGCCGTGGGGTGATTAAATGAATTATGCAACTTTAGTATCAAATATAGAAAATTTTACAGAGGACAATTCCGCTGAGTTAACGGCATCTATAGATCAAATTATTAGCCAAGCTGAAGAGATGATCTTCCAGAGGTTGCCAAACTTGCCATGTTTTAGGTTTACGTCTTCAGCGGCAAATCTTGTCGTAGGAACTTCCCAATATACTATCGCAAGTGCAAGAATGATTAGGAACCTTTCTATTACGTCTAGCAATGTTGTTAGCTTTTTAGATCACAGAATAGATTCCTATCTAAGAGATTATTGGCCTAACTCGACAACTCAAGGAACGCCAATAATGTATAGTACGAGTTCAGCAGGTACATCAGGAACTGTTATAACTCTTGCTCCAACGCCTGATGCAATTCTTGCTTACAGTGCTGAGTTTATTGCTCCAGCGGCAGGCTTAACATCTAGCAACACGACAACGTGGTTAGGTGATCATGCAGAGAACCTTTTATTGGCGGCTTGCCTTTATGAAACTTCTGCTTTCCTAAAAGACGCAAATACGTTAACCTTATACAAACAACAATTTGATGAATCAGTTCAGTTATTCCAGCAAGAGATGCTAAGAGATTACACGGCTGAATACAATGGAGGAATATAATGTCTATAGCTCAAGCAATGTGTACAAGTTTCAAGGCTGAAATTTTAGATGAACAGCATGATCTTGTTGCAGATACAATAAAAATTGCTCTCTTCACTAGTTCAGCTAGTTTAGGAGCGGCAACTACAGCATACTCAACTAGCAATGAGGTTGCTAATGGTAATGGATACGCAACTGGAGGTGTCGAACTGACATCAAGGGCTGTTGCAACAAGTGGCACTACAGCTTACTTTGACGCGGCTGATCCAAGTTGGACTTCCGCAACATTTACAGCGAATGGTGCTTTAATTTACAATTCATCTAATAGTAATAAGGCAATTGCCGTATTAGCTTTCGGTGGTGACTTCACTGTCGCAGGCGGTACATTTCAAATTGTTTTCCCAGCGGCAGGGGCAAACGCAATAATAAGGATCGATTGATATGGCTAGTACCTATGTAAACAACCTCAGACTCAATGAGATGGCCACTGGCGATGCGTCTGGGTCATGGGGTACAAACACAAACATAAATTTAACGCTTATAGGAGAAGCGTTTGGTTGGGGTACAAGAGCGATTGCTAATGCCTCAACAGACAATATGACAATAGGTGATGGTAATGAAGGTGATGCAGACCGAAGTTTAGCCATAAAACTTACTGGTGGTGGTCAAGCATGTACAGTAACTCTTTTACCAAATACAGTTTCCAAAGTTTGGGTTATGTATAATGCAACAGCGGCTACTTTAACTTTTACACAGGGAAGTGGTGCTAATGTAGCGATCCCAGCAGGGCAAACCAAAATAATTGCAACTGACGGAGGTGGCTCTGGAGCAGTGGTGTATGATCTTTTGGTAAATACTTCTTTTAATGGAGATGTTAATTTAACAGGAACTGTTTTACCTACTGGCGACACAGCGGCTGGAGATGCGGCCGCTTTTGGCTATACAGCGGCACTTGGCGCAATATTAACAGGTCAAGGATCTACTAATGATATAACACTTGTTAATGATGCGGATGCTACAGTTGTCTCTATTCCAACAGGTACAACAAATGTAACTGTAGCTGGAAAATTAGGAGTAGGTGGAGATACAGCGTCAGGTGATGATGCCGCTATAGGTTATACAGCGGCTGAAGGTTTAATACTTACAGGTCAAGGTAGTACTTCAGACATCACATTTAAAAACGATGCAGACACTACAGTGTTTAGTATTCCTACTGGCACAGATGATGTTGTTTTTCCTGATAGCGCTCAACTTCAGTTTGGGGCTGGCTCTGATTTAAGACTAACCCATGATGGAAGCAATAGTTATATCATTGATCAGGGAACAGGTGGACTATATGTTCAGGGTGATACATTTGTTGCTGTGGGTAGTCCTAGTGGAGAGACAGGTTTAACATATACAAAAGATGGTGCGATTGCTTTATATCATGATAATAGCTCCAAACTTGCCACTAGCGCAACTGGCGTAACAGTTACAGGAACAGCCGTTGCTACAACTGACACAGATACATCTAATTCAGGAAGTGTTACATTAGACTTTGCGGCAAACCAGAACTTTGTACTCACAATGACAGGTAACGTAACTCTTGCTAATCCTACCACAGAGCAAGTCGGCCAGTCAGGGTTTATATCCTTTATACAAGATGGTACAGGCTCACGAGTTTTATCTGTAGGTAGCCAGTATTTTTGTGCAGGTGGAACAGTTATAGTCCTCAGCACTGCCGCTAACTCTATAGACATTGTTCCCTACGTTGTAATTGCGGCAGGAAAAATATGCCTTGGCGCACCACAACTAGCCTTTGCGGATGCATCATAATGAGTGGCCCTTTTGGATCATCACAGTGGATGTATAGCTCAGGTGCTTCTGGGTTTTATGATTTTCCTATTGAAAGTTCTTTAAAACTTAATTATCTTTCCGAAGGTTTTTTAACTATGACTCCTAGCTCTAGCCCTACTTCTAGTCAGAAATTTACTATGAGTTATTGGATAAAAAGAACACTTATTGCCGCTGGTTCAAATACAAGAACTTACTTTTTATACGCACCTAGAAATGGTGGTGATGGGAGTAATGAAGCTCATTGTTCTATTGATGACCAAGGTGGAAACAGAGGTAATGTTAGAATTTATGATAGTGGTGGAAACAGAGGTAATTTAGTTTCTGTTGCCAACCTTAGAGATAACAGTTCGTGGATAAATATTGTATTCGCAGTAGACCTTACACAAGCTACGGATACAAATCGTGTAAAACTTTATTTTAATGGAGTCCAAAGTAGTTGGACAGGAACATACCCAGCCCAAAATACCTCTTGGGGGTGGAACAATACTTCCCAACACACTTTTGGTGCATATAGAAATGGTGATGGAAGTTTTGGCGATTATTACGTTGCAGACTTTAACATGATTGATGGGCAACAATTAGCCCCATCCTCGTTTGGAGAATTTAAAAACGATATTTGGGTTCCTAAAGATACTGCTGGGTTAACATTTGGAACAAATGGTGTAAGGCTAGAATTTAAACAATCTGGAACAAGTGCTAATTCTAGTGGGATTGGTGCAGACACAAGTGGTAACGGCCATCATTTTGCAGTGACAGCTTTAGACGCAAATGATTGCCCTATGAGAGACACCCCTACAAGCAATCTTATGACACTTGATTCTTTGTATAGTAATGCTGGTGGCCCAGTTCTATCTCAAGGAAATCTTAAATACGCTTGCAGTACAAATAATCGTGGTATTATTTCTAACAGAGAAATACCAAATAACGGAAAGTGGTATTACGAATACAGAACTATTAACGAAAACGACCAACACGTTATAGGACTTAATGTTCCTGATTTTGATAATGATGCCAGCAGAGGCGGTGCGGCAACAGCCATTGGAATAAGCTCACATAATGGCAACTCTTATAATGGGTCTAATTATGGTAGTGGTGGTGCTAGTTATGCTTCTGCTTGGGCAAGCGGTGGAGATGTTGTTGGTGTTGCTATAGACAGAGTAAATAACACAATTAAATTTAGAATAGACAACCAAAATAGTAATGCTTTTTATGGTACATTAGCAATTAATGCAAATGCTAGATATTATGCTTTTTTAGGCACAGGTGGTAGCTCTAGTGACAACTCAGGCGTTTTTAACTTTGGTCAAAATTCTAATTTTTTAGGTCAAGAAACTCGCGCAAATAACTCTGATGCAAATGGACACGGAGATTTTCTGTTTGCTGTACCATCTGGTTATCTAGCTTTAGCTTCGCAAAACTTATCTGTAAACGAAAAAGTAGATCCCAATGAAGGAGCTTCTCCTCAAGATTATTTTCAAACGAAATTGTATACAGGGAATGGGCAATCTTCTTTAGACATTGATTTAGATTTTACCCCAGATTGGGTCTGGATAAAAAGACGTGCCGCCACCCAAAGTTATGTTGTAGCTAATAAACTTTCTGGCGATGATAAAAACTTTTCAAGCAATGGTGCTAGTGCAGAGGAAACAGACAATACTAAGTTTAGAAATTTTTTAACCAATTCTTTTAGAGTTGGCTCTCACAATGGTGTTAATAATAACGGAAGTACTTATGTTTCTTGGAACTGGAGGCTTAATGGCAGTGGAGGATCCAATACAAATGGAACAATAAATACTACTGCTACAACAGTAGCCGCACATAATGGTTTGTCTCTCTCAACTTTTACAGGAAATGGAGAAGATAATGCCACAATAGGGCATGGCCTTGGGCAAAAACCTGAAATTGTTTTGATTAAACCTAGAAGTATAAATGACAACTGGGTTGTGTCTTGGGGAACAATTCAAGGCGACCAATCTGCAAGTGAAGGTAATAAATTTAATTCTTTCACAGATAAAGCATACTTTTATTTAAATTCAAATAATGCGGCAGATGGGGCAAGTAATAATAGGTTTTTACAAAATGACTCAGACACTGTTAACTTAGGAACTAATTGGAGCAATGTTAATCAGAATAACGCAACATATCTTATGTGGGCTATGGTAAGTACCCCAGGATTTTCTGATTTTGGAAGTTATAAGGGGAATGGAAGTTCTGATGGAACTCACGTTTATGTAGGTTTTCGCCCTGCTTGGATATTAATTCGCAAACTTTCTGGTGCAGATACACTTCTTTGGGATACTAAAAGAAATACACAAAATGTTTCACAAACTGTTTTATACCCAGCAGAAGATATTGCTGAAGGAACTGAATCGTCAAGAGCAATAGACATATTAAGTAATGGCTTTAAAATTAGAACAGATAATGCAAACTCTAATACTTCTGGAACACTTTATTTTTACATGGCTTTTGCCGAGCAACCAGGAACATTTTCAAATGCAAGATAGGAATACATAATATGCCTTGGAGATACAAAGATGGAAGAATTATAAAAATTGGTAGGCAATGGCAAGATGAGGATGGCACGAAGCATCCTTGGTGTTGGGATAGATGGGATGATGAAGCTAAAGCATCACATAATTTAACTTGGGAAGATGAGTAATGAAAACGGCAGAGTTAGATAAGAGAGTTACAGTTGTAGAAGTCCAACTTGAAGAAAGATGGAAAGAAACAATTTTGAGAATAAAGAGAATTGAGGCTATACTTATCGGCAGTGCAGGTACTATGATTGTTCTTTTCGCTACGATGCTCTGGAGAATGTAAATGACAAAGAAATTTCAGTCAGATAGCAAGTACGCAGTAGCGGATTCTGATGGGGATGGAGTAATTACAGACGATGAAATGTCAAAACATGCTTTTTTTGTTCGCCTAGAAAATGAAGACAATCAAGCTGACACTCAACGATTAATGGCAATAATTTCTATGGCTGTTTCAATTGTAGCAGTGGCGTTGTTATTACTTCCCATAATTTCTTTAGACAGAATGGAATCTGTATCGCCTGTACTGTCTACATTCTTAATTGCTAATACTGGGATTGTTGCGGCATATATAACAGGTTCGGCACTATCTAAAACAAAAATGAAATAGGAGAGTAAGATGTTTGCACTATTAGGTTCGGTTCTAGGTTTTGCAAGTTCTGCTGTTCCAGCCATCACAGATGCGTTCGCTAAGAAACAAGATAATAAATTTGAATTAGAAAAAATGCGAACAATGGCTGAATTAAGAGCCGCAGGCTATGACCATGACGTAAGAATGTATGAAACGATGGGTGCTGATAACGAGCATGATCGTCTTATTCAGCACGATATAAGTATTAATCAAGGTGTTGGCTTTATATCAGGTCTACAGAAATCAGTCAGGCCAGTTATAACGTATGCGTTCTTTCTTTTATTTGCTACAATAGAAATAACTCTATTAATGGAAGCACTAAAGGCTGGCACTAATTTCTCTGAAGCCATAAACGTCTTGTGGGATGATGAAACCAAAGGTATCTTTGCGGCTATATTGTCTTTCTGGTTTGGCTCAAGGGCAATAGATAAAGCGAGAAAAGTAAAATGAACAAGAATTATGACCACTGCCTAGAGATGCTATTAGAACACGAAGGAGGTTTTGTTAACCATCCTGATGATCCAGGAGGTATCACAAACTTAGGAGTGACAAAACGTGTTTATGAAGAGTGGGTTGAGCGTGAAGTGTCTGAGCAAGAAATGCGTGACCTAACTAAAGAAGATGTAGCTCCAATCTACAAAAACAATTACTGGGATAGGTGCAAATGTAACTCACTTGATTCTGGATTAGACTTTGCTGTTTTTGATTGGGCGGTAAATTCGGGATCAGGTAGGTCAGCAAAGGCTTTACAGACAATTGTCGGTGCTGATGCAGATGGTGCTATTGGCCCTGCCACACTTGCATTAGTCAGCAATAATTCTGCGGAAGACTTGATTGAGAAGATGTACTACGCAAGACAGGAATTTTACGAAGGGTTAAGTACGTTCGATACGTTTGGCCGAGGTTGGTCACGAAGAAACAAAGAGACACTAGAAGCCGCACTAGAAATGATGGATTAAATATGACACTACAATTACTACAATTTAAACCAGGTGTTGTAAAAGACATTACTGAATATTCCGCAGGCAAGAATGGGCCGTTCTGGGTGGACAGTAATTTAATTCGTTTTCAGAACGGATACCCAAGCAAAATAGGTGGATGGGTTAAAGAAACCTTAACAGCCTTAACAACAGCAGGAGCAGTTACTAATATAGAGGCAACTATTCAAGGTATTGCTCGCAAGATGGTTTATTGGAGGTCTATTACTGATGGTGAAGATAGAATTGCTGTTGGCACTCACAATCACCTTTACATAATTCAAGATGACTCTCTTTATGATATTACACCTGTGAGAGACACCTCTGCTCAGGCAGGTGCTTTAGCTGAGGCACTTGATAATAGTGAAACAACAATAACAATTGCTTCGGTGGCAGGATTTCCATCCGCAGGTGCTTTTAAAGTTGATAATGAAATAATAACTTACACAGGTATTAGCGGTGCTGATTTAACAGGATGTACACGAGGAACAAATTCTACTTCAGCCGCAACTCACAGCGATGCAACAGCTATTGTTAGAGTAATCCCTAATCCGATAGCAACTAATGGAACAACGACAGTTACTATTACAGATAATTCTCATGGGGCGAAAGATGGAGACTTTGTCGTCATAAGTGGCGCGACAACAGTTGGCGGTGTTTCTACTGACGATTTAAATAGAATGGCTGGTTATCAAATATCCACTGTAACGACAAATACATACAACATTACTATACCTACAGCCGCAAGTAGTACGGCTACAGGGGGTGGAGTTGCTGTTGTTCTTACTTATTTAATAGGTTCTGATGCAGGATTAGGCGCACAATCTGCAACGCCTGCCCTCGGTTGGGGTGCAGGAGGTTGGGGTGAATCTACTTGGGGTACTCCTAGAGCTTTATCTGAGGCAGACATATCTCTAGATAATTCATCTTGGGATTTAGATCTGTGGGGTGAAGACCTTATAGCTACAGTTCGAGGTGGTGCTTTATATTACTGGGATACTTCTGGTGGAACAAGTACAAGGGCATCATTGGTTTCAGCCGAAAGTGGTGCGGCCAGTGTTCCTGCTAAAGTCAGAGTGAGTACAATTAGCTTTCCTGACAGACACTATATTGCAGGTGGTTGTTCTGATTATAGTTCAGGAAATTTTGATCCGATGCTTATTAGGTGGTCTACTCAAGAAGATTTTACTAAGTGGGGGCCGACTGCAACAAATACGGCTGGCGACCAAAGGCTTCAAGTTGGTACAAAAATTATTACTATGGTTTCCTCTCGTGAAGAAACTATTATATCCACAGACGAAGCTATTTATGGTATGACGTTTGTTGGCCCTCCATTTATATTTAGCTTCAGACTACTGGCGACTAATGCAGGTGCGGCAGGCATTAACACAATGATTAATATTGATGGTAATGTGTTCTGGATGGGTAGGACTAACTTCTTTACCTATGATGGTGTCGTAAAAGAAATACCATGCTCAGTTCAGTATTTTGTATTTGATCGAATACAGAGAGATTTTATTGATAAGACAATTGTTGCTCACAATAAAAAGTTTAAGGAAGTTACTTGGTTTTATGTAAGTAATGATAATTCCGCAGGCACTTTAAACCCAGAGCCAGATTCTTATGTGACGTTTAATTACCTTGAGAATGCTTGGTCTATCGGAACAATGGATAGGACAGCTTGGCTAGATAGCTTTGGATTTAGGAAAGTTCCATTTGCTTTTGATCCTGATGGGTATCTCTACAATCACGAAACTGGAACTTCTGCGAATGGCTCTGCGATGAGTGCGTATGTTGAATCTTCTCCGCGCGAAATAACTCAAGATGGCGAAAATTTATACATGGTTGATAAAATTATTCCCGATGTCACAATGACTTCAAGTACAAATCTGTATGTAGATCTTAATACTCGTAAATATCCTAATGCCACTGAGGTTACGAAGGGGCCATTTACAATAACAAACTCAACACAAAAAGTATCAACAAGAGCTAAAGGTCGTCAGATAGCAATGAAAGTATACAGCACAGGAACTGATGATGATTGGTCGATGGGTACATTTAGATTTAACGCAAAAGTGGATGGTTTAAGATGAGCGCACCTCCACAACTTATGAGATTGCCTCAAGCTCCCAATGAATACAATCAGGGATACATGGGAAGATTGGTAAACACTATAGAGCTAGAGCGTCAGGCGGCTTACTTTGCTCAGAGTGTTGGTATTGAAGACGCGGCTGAAAAAGCTGAAGCGGCAGGGTGGTTTATAGCGTAATGGCAAATAATTATAAAAATGCAAAATTAGACCTTACGGCAACGAGTGTTACAACTTTGTATACTGCTCCTGATGCTACCACTAGTATTGTGAAGAGTATTTTGGTAAGTGAAGACTCAGGCAACGCAGATACGATCACTGTGACAATAACAAATGCAAGTGCCGCAGTGTTTAGTTTATTTAAAGTTAAGGCTGTTGGTGCTAATGCGACAGTCGAATTATTAACTGCACCTCTAGTTGTAACAGAGGGTGAAATATTAAAGGTAACTGCGGCAACCGCAAATAGGCTACACGTTGTGGCAAGTATATTAGAGATAAGCTAGGAGATTACGATGGCACTTGAAAACATAACAACAACAGTTCCAGTTGGTCAGTTACAGTCGCAAGACTATACAGGTAATCTTATGAATTACGGAATGGCAGGATCTGATCCTTTTGAGTTTGTTAAGATGGTGCAGACAGGTGAAGTCACGTTTGACAGTACAGACCCAAATCAACAGGCATTAATCGATCAATACGATCAGATGGCGCGACAAGCTAACGCAAATAATCCTAATGCGAATTTACCGACTGCGGCTCAAGCTATTGGTGGCGCAGTTGTAGGAATTGGAGGGCCACTTGTAGCGAATACATTTGGTCAAGCCTACGCTAATACAGGTGGTAATTTTGGTGAGGCTCTTAGTGCTACAGTTAAAAGTCCTTTATCTGGAGGAAAATTTTCAACCGAAGATCAGACTAAAACGGCTTTTGATAATGCTCTTTCCTTTGGAGATGATGCTAGAGCAGGCGATATATTTATTCCTAATTTAGATAAATATGACACGAGTAACTTTACTAGAACTCAAATGAATGCTTTAGAAGCTATTAAAAAGAATACTTCGAATAACATTCTTAAAGGTGGTGTCGAAGGCGCAACAAGTAATCTTGCTATACTAGAAGATGCAGGCATTAAATCTGAACTTCTTACTCCAGATAACATTTCTTCTCGCAGAGGCAGTATATGGACTGACAAAGGTAATATCGGAAGCAGTTTGGCTGTAGGCGGTACGACATTTGTGGGTGCATTGATTGCAGGTGCAAAGCCAAAGCAAGCGGCAAAGTTAGCTGTAGGAACAGGTGTAGGTAAATATTTAGGAACGGCAGTAGCTCAAACAATTTTTAAAGGATCAGGAGGTTTCTTAGGAGGATCTATTGGAGCAATATTGGGTGGTGCATTAGGTGGTCGAGTTATCTGCAATGAGCTTATGCGTCAGGGGATACTGGACAGAAAGCATGTACTACTTGATTACAGATTTACTAGAGATTACCTAACGCCAACACATGTCAGGGGCTACCATGTCTGGGCAGTGTGGATGGTTAAGCAAATGCGTAAAGGTAAGTTCGTTAAGTTCTGGAAGCATGTCGCAGGACACAGGGCTAACGAGATTGCGTATATTTATGGTGAGAGAGACAAGCCTGACTACTTAGGTAAAGTATATAGGAAAATCTTAGAGCCGATTTGTTGGTCTGTCGGATTGCTCTGCAAGAAATCAGACTGGTCAATACTTTACAAAACAAAGGAGATATAAAATGGCTACGGAAGAAGAAATGATGATGGAAGAGGCCATGATGGGTGAACGTCCACCTCTGCCGAGCATGGAAGGGGCTAATATGCCTCCTATGGAGGGTGCTAATCAAGATTTGCTAGAGGGAATGCCTCCTGAAGCAAGAGGCGCATTAATGGAGCCTGACGAGGAAATAGAAATTGTCCTTATGTCTCGTATAGCAAATATGTCTCCAGAAGATTTAGCCTTACTCGACAGGGCAATCACACCCGATGTCGCCCAAGTCTTAATGAAGGTTCTCCCTGAGCTTGGTGAAATAATCGACAAGGTGCAAGGTGAAATGCAAGAGCCAATGATGCAAGAGCCAATGATGCAAGAGCCTCCAATGGGCGCGTTAGGCGGCATGTAGATGGAATTAAGAAGGGCAACACCATTTGATGTGTCTAAAGTCTTTAATCTGTTGAAACAGATGCATTCTGAGACAGAAATAAGAGTTTCACCAATCAACACAAAGAAACTCTTAGACACAATAAATTCAGCTATACATGACGGTGTAGTCCTTCTTGCTGAGATCAAAGGGAAGATCGTTGGATCTATCGGTGGGATGTTAAATTCCGATTGGTGGTCGAGCGAAGAATACTTGGGAGACTTCTGGTTTTATGTAGAGCCTAAAAGCAGAAATTCCAAAATTGCAATAAAATTAGTAAAGGGCTTTATTAAAATTGGAAATGAAGCTAATGTCATAGTCAAACTTGGTCATGTCTATTCTGGAGATATGGAACGGAAAGACAGTTTTTTTAAAAGGTTGGGTCTTGTAAAAGCAGGATCGCTATATACGGAGGTCAAATAAAATGGGTGCAATGTGTGCAAGTTCAACGATCAACCTACCCAGTTCAGGTCAGACAGTAAGTGGTACAACGCTCCCAGCTTGGGTTTCTGCCGCAGGTAGAAGTTTATTCGAACAATCCGCAGAATTAGCAAAATCTCCTTACCCTCTTTACAAAGGCCAACGTATAGCAAGCTACGATGGCTCTAAGCTAACTCCTGAAGAGCAACAGGCGGCTGACTTGCTTGCAGGTTCCGCAGGCGAATACCAACCCTACATCGATAAGGCTACAGACCTAGCAGGAAAATTAGGTCAAGGTTACGGAGCATCTACAAGTGCAGACCTTATTGGAGGTGACTTTACATTAGAATCGGCTCAACCCTTCTTAGACATTTATCAAAGGGCGCAAGATTCCGCAGTAAAAGGAATTGAAGAGCAAACTATAGCCCAACAAAACATGGCTAGGGCTAACGCGGCTAGGGGTGGTGCATTCGGTGGTTCGAGGTTAGGAATTACAGAGGCTATGCTTGGCACTGGTGGAGCAGAAGCTGTAGGTGATTTAAGATCAAGGGCGGCCGCTGAAGGTTTAGGATTTGCGGCAAACAGGTTTGACACGGATAGGGCGGCTCGATTTAGCGCAGAGGATGCTAGGAGAGTAGGCTACGAGACTGATGAAAGTTCACGGCTAAGACAGCAACAGACTTTTGCAAATATGGCTCCAATGGTTCAAGGTTTGCGAGAGCAGACAGCGGCAGGTCTTATTACAACAGGTGAAGCCAAGAGGCGTTTAGATCAAATGGCCTTGGATATGGCTTACGCTGATTACCAAGATCAGAGGCAGTACCCTTACGAGCAAATCAACTTTGCGTCAGGAACACTTCAGGGAACTCCCTACAATACTCAGAATTATGGATATAACATGGCGCAACAGTATGCCCAATCTCCGAGTGTATTCGGTCAGGGCGTTGGTGCATTAGGGTCACTGGCATCAGCCTACGCACTTTATAAGAAATAGGATAGGATAAGTAATGGCAGTTTTAGGAGCAAATGGAAGTGGGTTAGATAGTAGTGTTTATGGGGTTATAAGAAAACTCACTGGAGATGATGACACAGCGCGTCAAGCAATGGAAGCCGCACAAGCACTTACACCTCAACCAAGAGAAATATCAGGCGCAGAGCTTGCCCTACAGTTCTTCTCTAATATGGCGGCTAATGCGTCACAACCAGGAGCCACAGTGTTAAGTTCAGCGGCAAGTGCCGTTAAGCCTACTGCCGATGAGTATATACGGCAAGTCGAGGCTAACCGAAAAGATCAAGCGGCCTTAGGCCCATTGGCTATTTCTTTAGCTAAATCTTTAAAGCCTTCATCAACACAATCTGTGCCAAGAAGATATGAAATAAATAATATTGTTAAGTTTAAAGAACTTTTCCCAAATTCTTTTGTCGAAGAAACAGATGGAAAATATTACACATCAATGAACTCAAATTCTTTTAATTCAGTATATGGAGCCGCTCCAGGTATTCTGTCTCTGAGTGAGCCTAAAGGAGCTGATGATGGAGATGACTTTGATACACGCACACTTTATAAAGGTGGTGCTGAAGTAAAAGTTTATACCCAATCTGATTTAGATAAATATATAGCTTTAGGTTACGATGAGGTTAAACCTGCGGCTAAAGTAGATTTTGCACAACGTACACTTTATAAAGGTGGTGCTGAAGTAAAAGTTCTTACCCAAGCTGATTTAGATAAATATATAGCTTTAGGTTACGATGAGGTTAAACCTGCGGCTAAAGTAGATTTTG